TTATACTTACAAAATTTTATTTGTGAATAGTTAAGCATTGAATTTGAAATATCATACTCGTCGTCAAAATATCGTATATTGTTTTTTAATGTTAAATCACTTGAATTTGTTATAGCACCAGACGTGCTTATATACCAATGCCTAGTTTGACTCACATCTGGGAAGACGTCGCCATCATACCAATGTAAAGTATTAGTATCTCCTGTATTCATTATACCCATTGTATCTCCATTTAACCATATATAAGCACCTTCATTATTTGTTGTTGATTGACCACCTGTGTATTCTATAATTGCCGAACCATTATCCATGACGGTGTTGGTGTCGGGTATACTCTGACCTTCTGATTCTCCTAAACCGAACACATTGGCCATTCTAATTCTTAAAAAATCTGGATCTCTACCAGTAATTCGCATCGCCCCGTTACAACTTATAGTCCCCCTCACATCCAACTGAGCTTCAGGGACTTTCCCGATCCCGACGGCCGTGTCGCTGATGACCATGGACCGCCCGGTTCGGCCCAATCGGTACAGTTTCTTGACCTCCGAGGGTTCGAGGGCGACCGAGTAGAGTTTGAAGTTTGAGATTTGGCCTACCGTCTCATGAATGAATCCCGAAGTATGGTCAAGTGCACCTATTGTTAATTTTGAAGATGATGGAAGTACTAGATTTCCATTAGCAAGAGTTCCAACCGCCGCCGATGCCACTTGTTTTACACCGTTCACATAAGCCGAACGACCACCATTTGGAGTCCCGTTGAACACGTATACAAGATGATTCCATACATTGGGTAGTGGTGCTCCCAAACCAGTATTTGGGTCAGTGAAAGATACATCATTATTTACAAAAATAATCCTCGGCTTGTTCGATGCTTCAATATCTAACCAAATAGTTGTGCCGTTATTGTATGCATCCCCAATCATACATAAAGTTTCTGAACCACCACCATTATAATTAACCCATAAAGAAACAGAAAATACAGGGTTTGTTCCACTTAGTCCAACCGTCCCAGTTTGTATATAATCATCCGCCCCATCAAATTTAAACGCCTTATCCCCTGCGGAGTACTGGGCATCTCCGTAAAACGCCCCATGATTCCCCTTTCCCGAGATATCTGTGGGTGAGGAATTGACGGTGGTATCGAAATCCACCAGCAACTTCTCGGGTCTCGGGGTTTCCGTATCCACGTCGTACCGAGACACACGGGGAACATCGAGGGACCGCCCTAGAGTCAGCGAACCCTTATCGAGGGTCGTGGGGCCGGGGGTGCCGAAGAACCTAAGCCTTCCAACTGCTGCAAGACCATCACCAGATGGTTGAACATGTGTAATTACTATTCTGAAATATGTATAAAATTTCGTAGAATTTACGGTGTGGTGAGGACCCCCGGAGGATGTAGCATATGGAGAGTTCATAGTATAACCTGTCGTTTGCCCTGAAACTGATTTCATTTGTTCCCATACATTTCCATCATTACTTCCAAGTAATACAAAGTCACGAGGTCTACGACCACTGGTAGCGTAAGAATCTAAAATGAAACTAGATATCTTCACTTTATATGGGGTTTTCATCTGTATCCATTCACCCTTTATTCCCGAAGTTGTCGTGGAACTGGTATATGCACCAGTCGCATTAACATACATCGCACCAAGAGAATTCCACACAGATTCTGAACTCGCAGAGGTTGCATTATCACCAAACGCTTCCCATGTTTGATGATCTGTATTATGCTCTGCACTCGAACTAACACAAAACACCCCATGTCCTTCAATGTTTGTATCGTGTTGGTATAAATCCCTAGGAGGATACTCTTGAATCCGCTCATCTCCCGCGAGTTCCAATTGGCCCGAGGGTTCGGTGACCCCCACGCCCAAGTGTCCCTTGTACAGGGTCACTTGGGACTTGGACCCCAAAAAGTAATCCTTTTGGTAATCGTAGAGTTCCTTCACTTGGTCGGCGTTCAGGGCCTTCGAGAAGAGACGGAAATTCGCGATGGAGCCGTTGAGTTCTTGTCCACCAGAAGTGTTAGCACCTAATCTAACGGTTGTACCCGTAATTGTGGGTGTAATTGGAGCTGCTCCACTTAACCCGGTAGTAATTACTTCCACACCGTTAATGTAATATTTAGCCGCCTCGGTAGTAGTTCCAGTATAAACCAATACCGCGTGATACCACACATTTTGGGTAATTGTTGTGATTACTCGATCACCACCATAATAATTCCCTAAAAGGGTTGTACCATCATTCAATAGAACTAATCCAGCTTGGTTGGTCGAATTTGTTGTTCCAATAATAGAAATGTATTGGTAATCAGAGGTGTCTCCAGTTATCTTAAACCATACACATTGTGAATGTACGGGTTGTCCGGGTACACTTAATCCATGTGTTCCGGTTATGTAATCTCCCGTCCCGTCAAATACAAAAGCTCCATTTGAAACCTGTGGGTCTCCACCTAGTGTAGCATTGTTAGTATTAGGAGAAAGGTCCACAGGATTCGTAGGGGCGTTTCCATTATCCAAGTCCTTCGCATCATAGTAGACCTCCAACTGGGTCCCCGTGGTCGCCGGCACGTTGTACACGGTCTTTAGGGTGGTGTCTAGGGAAGCACTACCTTCTTCGTGGCCGTAGAGTTCCCATTCGCCGATATTTGTTGCAGATGATGCAGCCGCAGTCACAGAATATGTTTGTTTGACTATCAATATAAATTTATCATGATATGTCGTTGGATTTGATACGTGAAAAGTTTGAACATCTGTTAAACTCTGTATAGGTGAAGTTGTATATTCTTGTATTCTATCCCACGAGGTTCCATTATAACCATAAATGGCGATAACCTTAGGGAATCTGCGTTGTGCAAATGATAAATTATTATCGTCTCCACCTGGTTTAAGGTTAAACCTTGTCAGTTTAATTGAAGTTGGTAATCGAAGTTCCGCCCATTCACCTGAATCACCCGTAAATCTAATTTCTGACCCATTGGCCGTACCATCACTTGTATTGTATCCACCTCCGGTCATCCACCCGTCTGTAGTTGAACCATCCGGAACAACGTGATCAAATAATGTATACACGCGTCTCAGAGCTGTGTCGGTAGAGGACTCATTACTAGTGTCCGCCACATACCCCGAAGTACTTGAATTATCATTCGCAGTCAAAGCCACCTCCGGGTACTTCCGCAGGGGTCGGTCGTGGGGACCCGTGTATTCGGCGACCACGTTGGAGTCTACACTCATGGACATGGGGCTTGTATAGAATGTATTTCCGGAAATGGTAATATTTTGACTAGCCACCACGTTCCCACTCACCGTCAATTTTTCACTTACGGTCACATTCCCACCCACTTCCACATTTCCAGTGGTCACAAGGGATGTATCTACATTTTGAAGTTCAATAGTTAGGGGTGTAGTGTTACTGACAGCGGTAATTGCTTCAAGTCCATGTTGTGCGGCAACATTAACTGTACCAAATGTCAAAGGTCCATCTACTGCAAGACTACCATTCACGTGGAGGGTAGCTGCTGGTTGGTCGGTGCCAATACCGACGCGTGTTAGTTCAGTGTTTACGAATAGATTAGCCTCGCCCACCTCTAAATTCGATCCACCTAGGGTACCTTTACCAACAACAAGTGCTCCACCGATTTCAACGTTGGATGCAGTTGTAAAACTCAGTGTCGGGTTAGTAAATGAAATTGTATGAGGTGTCACATTTCCGGCGTCAGTGACTGTCTCAAGTGGGTAAGATGGTTTAATACCTACTCCACCCACAAACATAGATTCAGCTGTAATATCACCATCTACCACGAGGACGTTGGATCCCGTAGTATCAACGTAGAGATTGGAACCAACACTTAATGAATGTTCAGGTGCGTTATTCATGATACCGACGAATACCTCAGGTTGTCCAACCTGTCCAGGATTTTGTGGATAATAAATTTTATTTACTGGATTACCTGATGTTGTCCAATTACTATTTCCTCCACCCGCAGGGAGATTTATGAGTCGGCTACCATCACCAACAAAGTATGTTGCGTTCACATTTCCCGTTACTTTGAGAATACCATCAGTCGCGTCATCGTCAACATAAAGGTTGGATCCGATGGAAAGATCGTGTATGGGGTTGGCATTAGAAATGCCTACACTACCGGCGGTGTAGTATAATTCATTAGTAGTAACTGTGTTAGTCCATTGACTAGTTCCACTTCCACCACCACTGGGAAGACCTGTCAACCGACTACCATCACCAATAAAGTAGCCTGCAACGACATTTCCGGTGACTTCAACATTACCACTGGCCGTCAACGACGTAAAAACGTTTGTAAATTGTACTGTATTTGATGTTATATTACCAGTGTTTACAGCATCTCCCAACGAAACTGAAGTTACGATACCGGAGAGTTTACTGCCATCACCAATAAAGTAGGCTGCTTCCACATTTCCCGAGGTTATGACATTTCCAGCGACTTCAACATTACCACTGGCAGTCAACGATGTAGAAGTATTTGTAAACTGTACGGTATTTGATGTTATATTACCAGTGTTTACGGCTTCTCCCAACGAAACTGAAGTTACAATACCAGAAAGTTGGCTACCATCACCAACAAAGTGATCGGCTGTGACATTCCCGGTAGCTACAATGTTACTACTCGCCCTCAAGGAGGTTGTAGGGTTGGTAAATTGTATTGTATTAGTTGTTGTTGGGCTATTGTCGGTGACTACTTGTAATCCCGAACTTGTTACCGTACTTATACCAGTGAGTAAACTACCATCACCGACAAAAGTAGATGCAACTACATTTCCTGTAACCTCGACATTAGCAGATGCTGTAATTTTGGAAGCCTCGACATTTCCGGAGGCGACGATACGCCCAGAAACAACGAGTTCCGACTCCGGTGAGATACTTATCGTAGCCCCCATCCCGGAGTGCTGTGTGCAGTAATAATACAAGGTCGTAGGGGCTCCGAATGGAACTGTGAACTTTATGTAATTAGTAACAGAGTCATCTACACCATTTGTGTATTCACCACTCTCTTGAGCTTGGGATATTTTGAAAGGATGACCACCCGCGTTGGAAGCCGTTATGTCAAATATATAGGTTTGACCTTCATGGAGTTCGAGAGAAGCTTGTGAATTACCATCTATCGAGTATAAACCACCACCAGCGGTCACAACAAATGTTTTTGTAGTTCCTAGTGTAGCTACATTGCTCACGAATAAAGATGTGGAAGTCACGTTACCAGATACATTTGTATTTGCAACATTTAGAATACCACCATCAATGGTGACGTCTCCTGTCAGTCCGTAGAAATTCTTAGAAGACATGCTACCTTATAGGAAGGTGATAAAATAAATTGTTATTCATACATGCTTTATGATTGACATAACAATTCGTCAGTAATTTAAAAAGAAAATACGCCATATATAAAATGTCAACAATGACAAGTTGGTTGCTCACACCTTTTCGATGTAATAGTAAAAAGAAACGACCAAATAGATCTTCCCTCCTGGATCACCCACCTCCGCCTATAGATGTTAATAGCGAATGGAGTTTTGGACCTTACTCATGGAAGGCTACTGTTGAAGCTCTGGATAAAGACGGAAAGGTAGATAGAACCTTTATAGGCTATAGCCAGAACATGGATATTACAACTCGAACTAAATTTGCATGTGATAGACATAAAACATCTGGTACAACATGTGGAGAACCAGAAATGGCAATGAAGGGGGGTGAATGTGATGAAGTTATTTTTATGAAAGTAAAAGAAAACACCAAACTAATTAATCTTACGAACCCATTCTTTTAAAATTTTTCACTTTCCCTATCTGGACCTATATATACCGGAGGTGCTTCAAGTATCTCAAGTTCAAGTTTACCCTCTTGATTTTGAGATGGTGTTACATAAGCTATACGACAATCGTTCGCTCTAAGAATAGGATTACCACCGGTTTGTGTTGGTACAACTACTGGTTTACAAAGAAGTGCGAA